TGTATTTGGTCTGGCGACGTCGGGCGTTGCGGAGCATTTCCCGCATCTGCATCTTGGTGTAGGCTTTGCCGTCGTCACTGGTGTAGACGACTTCATCGCTACCAAGGTCCTCAGCCTTGAAGAGGATGTCCTCCGCCGACTCGACGAAACTGTCCACCTCTTCCTTCTGCTTTTGCAGCTCTTCGACGGTGGCAATCGACTCGTAGGGGTTGTCCTCAACCTTGGCCTCTGGGAGCTGCTGTCTGGTTTGCGCGATGGCAAGTTCCAGAGCGGCTGCCTTCTCCTCGGCAAGCTTGCGCTTGGCCGTAAGCTCGGCAATTCGCTTGAGCAGCCCGCTCTTGCCCTTCTGGGCAAGCTCGGAAATCTCCTCGTCCGTAAGGTCCTCGATGTCCTTTGAAAGAACCTCCTTGGGGGGCGTGGCTTCGGCGTCGGTGGTGCCCTCCTTGGGCGCTTCCACCTTCTCCTCAACCTGCCCGGTAGGAGCCGGTTCAACCTGCGCGGGCTTGCCGCTCAGTTTGGCAATTCGGGCCGACAGGAAGGCGGCATCCGAAGTTGGCTTGTTTTCCACGGCTGGTTTAGCGTCTGCCGCGTTGGACGTAACGACTTCTGACATAGGTGTTCCCGCCATCTTTGCGCCTTGGCGACTGCGAATTGAGCGGGATGCTAACACACGATTTTGATGCTTGACCCAAAATGGGCCTCCCTATGCCTTGGGGTATGGACCCCAAGAGCCTTGAACGCCTCCACAACAACGAGGACTTCCTCGCCTTCTTGGACGACATCCAAGCCCAGCGCGAGGGCTGGATTGGCCAGCTTCACGACCGCTCCGTGGACAGCGTGCAGCAGATCGCCGGGCGCATCTGCGCCCTCGACGACATCCTTGGCGGGGCCAACTACAAGGAGCTGAAGGCCAAATGGGCCTCGCTCAGGCAGTGAGGCCCTGCGTCTGAACCTCGCCCATCTGGGCAGGGGCAGTGCCAATCCGCCCAATCTGGGCGTTCTGCATCTGCTGCATCTGGAACTGGTATTGCTGCAAATACTTCTCCAGACGCCCACGGAACGCCTCGTCCTGCTGTAGACGCTGCATAACGTCGGGCTGCTGGGTGTACTGCTGAATCACCTGCATCGCCACCTGAGCCCCATTCGGACGGGCGCCCACCTCGATGCCCGCGTAGATTTTGGACAGGTCGTCCGTCACCTGCTTCACAATCTGCTGCTGCGACTCCTCGGCAGGCTGGAGCACGGCATCCGCCAGCACGGGGTTGATGGACGAGGCCATCACCTCCAGCAGGCGGTCCATATTGATGCGCCCATTGCGGTCAAACTGGACTAGGCTCACAAACTGGTTGAGCTGCGTCTCCAGATTCTCCGGGTCGGCGGACAGGACGTCGTAGTTGACCACGATGTCGAAGTTCTCATTCGGATCGCCCCGGGAGAACCGCTGCGGATCGGACACGCCCGTGACGCGGAAGAACACCTCCTCCGGGCCGAAGCGCTGGTAGCACTTGAAGGCCAGCCGGATGACGTCCCGAACGTGGGCCAGAAACTTGTCCACGAAATGCTGCTGCCGGATGCGGCTCATCGGGTTTTCGTGGTCCAACCCCATAATGGTGTTGGCCTGCTGCATCATCGTGTTCTCCAGCTCCACGGAGCCGGGGTTGAACGGCGGCGTCGGGCCAAACTGAATCTCGCCCATCCGGCGGTAGGGGATGCGGGCAGCAGGGCCGTAGTCCGTGGGCGGCTGGCCCGTCACCGGGTAGAGCAGCGGCGGGATGGTCGCCATACTGTTCCGGTCGGAACGACTGTCGCGCTCACCCTTAATCTGCCACTGGAGGCCAATAAGCTGCTCAGGCACCGTCGCCAGCTCGTACAGGCGTTTGTTGTCCTCAAACAGCTTGGTGACCACGAACGGGTAGTCGTCGTAGCCGTTCATCAACTCAAACTTGGCGTATTTGGGCTCGTCCGTCCGGCCCGTGTAGCGCTGATGGAAGATGGTGCAATATATGCCCTGCGCGTTCTCCTCCTTGTCCACCATCCGCTGGTAGGCGTAAATCACCTCGTACAGCTCGTTGGTCATCTCCTGCGCCGAGCGGTTGGTTTGCGTGTTGGTGCGCGGGTCGGTGAGGTCGATGCTGACAGGCTGCGTGGACGTCACGTAGTCCACCCAGTCCGCATCCCAACCCTCCGTCGCCACCTTGTTGTGCAGCTCCTGCGCCGTGTGCAGGACGCGCAGGAAGCAATACGGGGCACGCTGGTAGTCCGTCGTGTAGGCCGGGAAGAAGACGTCCCCGTCCGGCGCACAGGCCATCGTGCAGGGGGCGTTGATCGACTGCCGCACCACCGACAGCTCCGCGCTGCCCGTGTCCCGCAGCTTCTTCACCGCCACCTTGGCCTTCTTCAGTGTCACCCCCTTAAACTGCTGCGTGAAGAGGGTGGCAATCTGCTCGTCGGCCTTGCCCTCAATGATGAGGGTGGCCATATCGGGGCTCATCTGGGCAATCTGCTGGAGATCGAGCCGCTGCATAAACGTGCGGTCCTCCTTCTTCCAGCCCACGTAGGTCACCATAATCCCACGCTCAAACAGGTAGTTGGCGCCCAGCTCCATCTGCCGCTTGAAATCGGGGATGTAGCTGCTCACCATCCACTTCAGGAACGCCGACGTCACCCGAGCCCGACCAAGGTCACTCACTTCTACGGGGTAGGCGCGGATGTTCGCCCGCGACAACGCGGACATACAGAGCGCAACGTAAGTGTTGATGAAGTTGTTAATGAGCGGCACCTCCGTGTCCGACGCCCCTTCAAAGGGGAAGGCGTCTGGTCCCCACTTGCGGAGGTCTTTGGCCTTGTTGGGCCAGATGCAACGGCGGTAGTCGAAGCTGTCACGGGTGGAGCTAAGATACCAAGCCAGATCGTTCACCGTCCGGTCGTAAGCGGTCTTGAGCGCAAGGACATCAGGCTTCTTGCCGACGTAGGTGAGGGCCTCGGTGGTGTTCGTGTTCATTCCTTGGGGCAAAGCTTGCGCTGAAGTCCGACTATGATTTTGTTGCTGAAAGACTTGTTGGCCCCCACCTTGTCGGCCAGAAGCTCAGGGGCCATAGGCTGGTAGCAGGCACTCAGGGTCCGCGTAAGTATCTCAAACCCCAGCAGACGGTCCATCTGCTCGGCTTGCCACGCCGGATTGAGGGTCGGGTCAACGCCCGCCGAGAGCTTCGTGTCGGTATGATTTTCCACCGTTGGCGTCTTCGATTACGTCTACGTTAATGAGCTTGCCCACCAGCCTATCACACCAACTGGGTTTGACGGCCACCAACACCTTGTCGCCAAGGCCCACTTCCGGGATGCAATATATCCAATGGGGGTTGGGGGCCGCCTTGACGGCCCGGACACGGATGCGCTTGGGCACCGCCAGCGGCACAGCCACCGCAAGCCTCACCTTGTCGGCCCCAGCCCGGGTGAACCAGTGCTTCCCGTCGATGATGCCATACTCATCTTCGGCCAGCTTCTCATCCCGGATGCGGGCAAGCTGGAAGCGGGTGATCTTCAGCTCATTGGCAAGGTCCTTAAACGAAACCAAGTCGTTGCACCAAGCCACATTGGTGGATTTATCAATAGAAGGCATTTTTAGGGCGGGTTATGGCCATCTGGCCGGGGGAAATGTGCCTGATGTCGGCTATGGCAGCATACCGGAGGACGTCCACAGGGTCTTTCCACGCCTCATCCAGCCCACCCTCAGCCGTGTATTCCTGAATGGCCGTGATGATGTTCTGACAGCGGTTGCTGATGTAGATGCGGGGCCGGTTGATGCTGTCCATCGGCTTTTTCCGGTCGTAAGCCATCTTGGTTTGCAGGGCTTGTAGGCCATCCTCGATGTCCAACCCCGGGGCAGGCACAAAAACGAGGCCATTGTCGCTCAAGTCCTCGATGATGGACGACGCCCCGTTCTGCGTCTGGTACTTCTGAGCACCTAGACGGGGGTCGATGAGCCTTTCCAAGGGCTTTAGCCCATTGTCCTGCTCAATTTGGCCAATCAGGGCCACGTAGTCGCCTATCCCATAGCCCAAACCCTTAGCCCCGGGGCCGTTCATCCACTTGCCACCCCTCATCTCGGCCCATTCCCCCACGTTGACGTCCGGCCACTCGGCCACCACGTACCAAGTGTCGCTGGGATCGACCACCACCCAGCACATAAACCAATTCTTACGCCCCGCAGGGTCCAGCACCATATAGTGGGTGCAGTCCTTCTTGGGTATCTTCTCCGGGTCAATGACGTTCACCTCAAGAGAGAAGCCCGGGAAGCGTGTCGTGAGCGTCTTGGTGGGCACCCCATACGCCGCCGTCAGCGTGTAGGCGTCGTCCCCCTTGGCCCGACACTGCTCGGCTATGGCCTCATACCCCGACCACGGGTTGTCCTTACTGTGGAAGTAGACGATGCCCGTGTTCTTGGGCTCGTTCTCCTGAAGGTAGGGCACTTCCATCCCCTTGAGCAGCTCCGCCCGCCGAGTCTCCACCGTCTTGGCCCCGTCCAAGTAGTAGCGCACCGTCTCCGTCGTCCCATCCTTGGGCGTGAACGTCAGCAACATCTTGGCCCCACGGGTGGCCAGACGCAGGTAGAGCCGGTCCAGCATCTCCATCCCCATCAGGTATTCGTCACACCAAGCCCCGACGTTCGTCCACTTAGGGCTCAGGCTCCCCAGCTCCATACCCTCAAGGATGGTTTGGTTCTGCTGGTATTGGCTGTACGTCTTGAAGATGATGCGGCTGCGGTTGGGCAGCACCAAGCTGTTCCCCGCAAAGCCATTCTGCATCGAATAGCTGATGTAGTGCGTCTCCTCCGTGGCCTTCTTCTTGAGCTCCAGCGGCAGGTAGGTGTAGACGGCACTCTGCTGCACCAGAATGGACGTCTCCTGATTCTGGCTAAAGCAATACAGGAGGGCCTCCTCGTTCTCCAACGCCGCCTTCACCACCGTCTTGGCCCCAAACATCGTCTTGCCGCTGCGGTTGGCCCCTAGCAGCAGGAGCGTCTTCCGCTTGGCCAGCATCTGGTCAGCCTTGGTCCAATGCGGCAGCTCCCACCCATACCTGTACGGATCGCGCCTGCTATTGGCGATGGCTTCGTGGTAGAGCGTGTGCAGCTTCACCAGCCCTTCAGGGCTCATCCTAGCCATCTCCTGAGCCGTAGGCGGCTTCAGGATGGGGTGGGGCTGCCAAGACAGGCTCATCCCTTGGGCGTCACATCCTTGGCCACCACATTCAAGGCATCCGCCTTCAAGGCAGCCCTAGCCTCCTCAATAGCCTTCCGCGCATCCTCAATCGACGGCGCCCCACCCTTGTGCTCAATGGTCACCTTGTTGCCGTCCGTGGCCATAAAGAACTTATCGGCATAGATGCCGTAGCTCATAGCCAAGTCTCTGATGTTCACACGCTTAAGCGCATTCTCATCCTCAGAGAGCATCTTCATCTTCTCCTGCTGGAGCATCCTAGCCCCCTCAATCAGCTCCATCGCATCCTGCGCCACAATCTCTTTCCGCTTCTCTATCAAGCCCTTATGACGAGCACGCAGGCCAACCAGCGTGTACCAATCCACCCCCTCGTCACGGACAATACTCTTCCAACTCCTACCCTCAGCCATCAACTCCAACAACCTAGCCGCCCGCTCAGGCTGTCTAGCCTCAATGCTACGGCCATTCTCACCAGCAGCCACAATGGCCTTAGCCACCTCTTTGCGGATGCTAGCTCGTTCACTCATTCCACCATATGGGGGATACCCCTCATATTTGTCAATATCTAACAATTCATTGATATTTGTTAATATCTACCGATTTCTTGTAACCTTTCACCCTCGCCCCCCG